AACGCCCAGTTTCCCTGTGCATCTCTTTCTGTCAATCTTTTCATGTTTCTCCTTTCCCCTTCCTGTGATCTGACAGGCTCACACAGGAAGGATGTATCTATGTGAATTTTAGTAGCACCCTTTTTTAGTGACCGAATCGGTCATTTCTTGTCATTCCACCGAATTTCTAAATCTATTCTGGTTTCTTCCTTGAGCACATCTACTATATCCAGCCAATATTTTTTTAGTTTCTCATAATGTTCTTTCGTAGTAATCACATAGCCGTTATCTGTTGTGATCTCTGTATCACTACAGAAAAACGGTCTCTGTACCACATTGTCAATTAATTTCTTAATGTCGTTAATGTCCATCATGTTTGTGGTCCTCCATGATAAAATTTTTTCCGAATATCTTCATAAACTCTTCCCTGCTGCCTCCGGTCCTGTCCCTGCCAGGTGATGCACATTGCAGAGATATACTTTCAGTCCATAGTGTCCTGAATGTGTCCGATTCGGACACCCTCCGAAAATGTGATGTTCCTGGAGAACTGGATGTCGTCTGTAATCATTATGCAGCTTCATACAGAGATAGCAAGTGCCGCTTTCTCTGCTGTGCAGGATGCTCGGTCTCTCTGATTCTTTCTTCTTAGTCCGTTTTTTCTTTTTCTGCTTCGGAAATGACTGCATTTCTGTGTTCCTCCAGCTTTTTCTTATAATTTGCATGATAATCTTTCAACCAGTTTGTCTGTCTCTTCTGTTTTGACCATTTCGCCCTCCTTAATGTCCGGCAAGGAACGTTTGCATCATTCTAGTTCTCCAGTCTGTCTGTTTGCCCGTCCATTTTTCACACTGATCGTCGTCTTCTACCAGACGGCCTGTGCGATCGCAGAGACCACAATCATTCTCTCTGCAGCTTTTACATGTCTTTTCCATGCTTATTCCTCCTTCACTAATTCTGGATTATCAAAGATATTTCCAACAATCTCGATTTTATTGTGCCAATATCCTAATTCTTTACGGTAGAAATCTCTTCCTTTGTCCGAGAAAGCCATATAAAATCCTTGATGATATTTCCACGTTGCAAACCTGTCAGAATACTTTCCAAATTTAATTTGCACACATACATTTGAATCAGTATTTGCAATAGCATTCTCCCAGATTCTATTTCCATTCTTATCTGTCAAGCCTGTATATTGGCAGATGGTTTCTGGATTAATAGGTGGTGCGTATAAAACACCTGATTCAACTGGTTGCATTCGATATTCAAATAAGTTTGACCGTGAATGATCTATTACCAAGCACCCCTCAACCCATTCTTCATTATCAATCCGCTTTGCCTTGAAAAGAATTTCTCTCATTCAACTCCACCATCCTCTACTTGTCCTGATTCTTCTAGCCAATTTTCAACACATGGTATGCAAATGTAGCAACTACACCAACCTTGTCCTTCTACTATCGCTTTTTGGTTTAACATTTTTTCACCTTTAGGTATATGTTTTTCGCACATGCAACACGAATGAGGATATCTTATCTTTACGATTTTTTCTGTTAGATTGGATTCTGAGCCATCCATGTCTCCTGCAAATATCTGGCTATCAATATACATCTCTTCTGGATATTTCATTCAACTCCACCCTCTCCATTTCAATTCCATTGTCAATAAGTTCCTGCATTTCTACGTCCAGAATGCGGACGTAAGTTCCTCTTACCATCCGCATTACTTCCGGACTTAATTCTTTTATGTTCTTTTCTGATACCAGGCTTTTTGCCAGGGCGAATACATATGCAACGCTTTCATCCTCTGTAACAGTTTCCTGAAATTCGATTACAAGGATTTTTCTTTCCTCATAGCTGATAATCCATGCGTTCTTTACGATTTTCTTGTGCAGCTCAATATGAACATAAAACGGTTTTTCCTGCAATTGTTAGCCCTCCCATTATTTCTGTATTTCTTTCAGGAACTCAACCAATTCAGTCTCTGAATTAGGGAATTTATTATATCGTGTATGATACGTCCATTTCGGCACGCCACCAGCCCGATCTGGTTCAGGTCCTCCTACTAAGTGCATGTAATATGATTCTTTTATGCTGGATACCCACCAGCTTTTATTATTTTCTAAATCTGGGGTGTATTCTTCTACTATCAAACGCGCTCCGTTATCAAAATCGTATTTGTAGTATTTGACTTCTATGTTTTTATCCTCATACCAAAGTCCCCAACTTTTGTAGTTTCTTAACCATTCTTTTCTCTGATCGTTATTTCTCATTACTGGAAGATCTGAATTTGCATTGTCTTTTAGCATTTCGGTGGTTTCGCCGGTATGGTCTTTCTGCTGCTTTTTATCCGGCGCGTCTGCTTCCGTTTGGCAGCGTTTTTCTATCCATCCGCAACGAATATCGCATTCTTCTGGACAATTTACGCAACAGGCATATGGAGCACTGCAATAATACGCTGAGCCACATATTCCGGATTTTGATTTTCCTGCGATACATCTTACGCCTTGGTCTTTCTCCTGTGTCTCTGTCTGTTCTTTTGGACTGTTCTGTGGTTTCTCCGGAGTGTCTATGGATACTATACGGACCGGCTTCTGTTTCTTTCCGAATCTTTTCACCAGCTCCTCAGACAATTCATTCCACGTCAGACTGTGCTGCATTGTGCTGTCGGGATTGAATGTTATTCCCTCTTTGTTTGCCTGATAATTGAAATGTCCGTTTCTGATCCTGACGTCCCGGTACCGGATGCTGATTAAATATGCGGCCATTCTCGTGTCGCATTTGAGGACTCTTTCTCTTTCGCCTTTATTTAACGCTTCGAAGAATCTTTCTATCTGCAGTTCTACAGGAATCAGTGTCTCATCTTCTTCCGGTTTCTGCTGCCTGGTTGCCTGCTCTATCGTCATCTGTCCCGAAATGTCTGCATTCAATGCCTGCTGGTTCTTCAGAAGCTCAACATCAGAAGGTGTCAATGTCCCATTTTCCATAAAAATCTCATACGACTGCTGTTGAAGTTCAGGTTTCAGAGATGCTACGGCATCAGCCACTGAAATTTTAATCCTTTCTTCTTTGAATTCTTTCATCAGCTCTTCTATCAAATTATTGCTGATTTTCTTATATCGGCTATATTGACCGCCCGATATTCCCATAAGCTCTTTTAATTCGTCTCTAAGATTGCCTTTAAGCCCCATGCTTTCTTTAAATTGTTTTACAATCTTTTCCATTTCAAGAAATTCCTGCATTTTTTCCCAATCACTTTTATCTCTATAGTTATTAGTCTGAATTACTTTGAATTGGCGCAAGATTGGCTCAATTTTTTCTTTATCTTCCAAAGACAGAGTTTCCATTCCAGGTATCTTAATTTCCGAAGCGTACATACACGGGACTTTTTCGAATCTGGTATCTCCTTCATTAATCAAATCGATGCAGCATAATCGGCGGCGATGCCCAGCAAGCACTCGATCCTTTTCATTTACGTTCTCTATCAGAATCGGCTGCATAAGATAACCTGTGATTTTAATAGATGCTTTAAGTTTTTCTATGTTTCGTGTATTGTAGAAATTTTCCTGAGTCGGTATCAACTCTCTGGGATCTCTGTATACAATTGTCTGGTCTTCCCTTCTCTGCGGAAGAGACTGGATTCCCAACAAATCTCGTGGATTAAATCTTTTTCCCATACTTATCTCCCTATCATCTGTAGATATTCTCTTACAAGTTTCTTATAGTCTTCTGCTGCCGCGCTTCGCTTGCTGTACTGCACAACTGGCATTTTTGCATATGTACTCTTTGCAACTGCAAGAGAATTTCTGATCACGGTGTGCATTGTCGGATAGCATTCTCGAATAATCTCAGCTCCTGCAGTGTGTGCTTCGTTATATCGGTTGTATCTGGAAATAAAGCATTTTACGTTCTTCATTTCCGGATTCCAGTCACGTTTGATTGTATCGATCTGCTTTAGCAGCTCTCCCATGCCTTCTGTCGTATTATCATCAATTTCAATAGGAATCAGCACATCGTCTGCTGCCGCAAGCGCATTGATTACAGAGATGTTAATATCCGGAGCATTATCGATTACACAAAAATCATAATCTTCTTTCACTCTTTCAACAGCTTTTTTCAGTCTGGTCTGCTGCACTCTTGTCAAATCCATGGACGCTTCCAGATTTGCTTTTAACAGATTGAGATTTGCAGTGATGATATCCAAATTTTCATAATTTGTGTTCTGGATTAGTTTTTCCATGTCCGGATCTTCTTCTGTCATAATCTCATCGATTCCGACACTCTCCGGAGATCTTCTATCCAATCCACGGGAGCAGTCTCCCTGCTTGTCATTATCTACAAGCAGAACTTTATAGCCTTTCTGGTTAAGGATGTAAGCAATGTTAATGCTGGAAGTGGTCTTAGCTACTCCTCCTTTTAAGTTGATGATTGCAATTGTTCTCATGTTGATTCTCCTTTTCTTGTTTATTCTTTTCTTTTTCCGAAACTGCATCCGTCACCGGCTTTTAATCCTTCACAGGAGCCGTTTCCAAGTCTGCAGCAATCTGCATTTGTCGTTTCTTCGTGTATTCTGTAAGCGCATTCCTGACAGAGCACGATATTTTTGTATTTCTGCATGAGCTGATAGGCAGCAGTTTTGCTGAAGGTGTTGATTTCGTCATATTCCTGACCGATTCGGTCAATGTAGCTTTCCAGTTTGCAAACGGCACAGCATTGATCCTGTTCTTCTTGTGTCATTGTCGTGTAATTACTCGGACAGATCTTGTCGCAGATGTATGTTGCAAATTCTTCAAGGATAGAGCTTATGCCTTCTTCTTCGTTCTTTTTCTGCTCTGAGCATCCATTCAGGTTTTCCTTCAATTGGTTCGTCTTCAAACCATATCCCTCCCTCGTCTTTATAGTATGTAAACCGGGTACCTGATCTAATAATGGTACCCAGACATTCCATTGTTCTTTGATCCTGTTCCGGTCTCAGGCTCCAGCCTTTGCCCCATAGTTCTTCTGCATTCATCTTTTCTCTTTTCCATCTCCTCCTGCAGCCACCCGGAGTAACTGTGTTTCTCAGTCTTTTCTGACAATTGGTGTGCATCAGGAAGGGCATGGACGGCCGCATATACCCGCTTCCATTCTTCTGCATTCCTGATCGGTTCTCCTTTGGTGTCTTTCCATCCGGATCCGGCCAGTTCTTCCAGTTTCGCAATTCGACTACAAACATATACGTCTCTCGTATGTATACAGATTTCGCAAGGTACAGTCATGCGTTCAAGAGCTTCTGCAAGTGTAACCAAGACTGCCTGATGCC